TTGCACCCTAGATATTCCAACATAAGACAACCCAACAACTTTTGAAGGAACTTTTAAAATGGCACTACCAAACAAAATAATGGCGGGTTTTAGCGCGGCGTTGTATGCCCAATCGGGCGCGACACCAACCGCACTAACACTTACCCAACTTTCAACCCTTGGAAATGTTGCACCTATTGCAGTTATAGGCAACCTAATTCCAGTAGAAGCAGTACCCGCATTTGGTCAAGATGATGCCGTTGCTAGTTTCGGTGTAGCGGGTTCGCGTCAATCTGACAAAATCCCAACGCAATCCGCACCAACATCACTTAGCGTAACTGCCGCATGGAATCCTAGCGACACAATGCTTTTGCTGATGCGTGGCGATGCGTATAGCGGCTTGATTGACCGTACTTTTGTAGTTAGTGCTACTGAAGGGTCAAACATTGTTTATTACGCCTTTAACGCCCGCGTAAGCCAGTTTACGATTGATTCAAGCCCTAGTGCTGAAGCCAAATGTAATTTCACCATTCACCCCCGTGGAAATCTCTACGGTTGGTCTAACAACGCCTAAAGGAATATCATGGCTATACCAAATAAAGTTTTAGCGGGTTTTAGCGCATCGTTGTATATGCAAAGCGCGGCAACGCCTACGCCCCTTACAACGGCAAACCTTTCCGTATGGACAGGGCAAGTTACAACCATCGTAGGCACGGCGGCTAACGGTACTGGCGGCGCGGGTGTTTTGTTGCCCGTGGAAGCCGTACCCGCTTTTGGTCAGGATGATGCGGTTGCATCTTTTGGCGTTGCGGGTTCACGCCAAAGCGATAAGATTCCTACGCAATCTGCGCCTACATCGTTAAGCATTACCGCGGCTTGGAATCCAAGCGATACCGCGTTATTGCAAATCCGTTCTGATGCCTACAACGGTACGGTTGACCGCACTTTTGTGGTTGCCGCGGTTGATGGTGCTAATACGGTTGCGTATGCGTTCAATGGTCGCGTTTCTCAATTCACAATTGATTCAAGCCCAAGCGCAGAAGCAAAATGCAACTTTACAATTCATCCGAGGGGCAACCAATATGGTTGGTCTAATAACACATGATGACCGTAGAAGATGCCGTAGAAGTTCTTAGCACTACCTACCAATCACTTGATGCCGTTGCACAAGGGATGGTAGTAGATGCGGAAGAACTAGAAGATGCCATTGCCGCCGCTGATGCGGATTCTGTAGAAGCGGTATGTTTAAAAGTTCTAAGTAAATACAATACATAATATGCAAACGACAATAAAAGACAGTAACGATTTGTTGAACTTCTTGGTAGCCCAATCCGATTCGCGTAAGGATTGGTTTGGGTTTACCGCACAAAAATTAACTGCTATTTCTTTGGCGCACGACATTGCCGCAAACCATGCGGATAAGTTTACGCCTGATGAAATTGTTGATTATGTGTATTCGTTAAATAACGCGTTGTACCAAAAGATTATTAAGCCAATGGGTTAATTATGTCGGGCGTTACCTACAAAATCGAAGGCTTAAAAAGTGTACTAGCCGCGTTTGAGGAACTAGCCTCTGAGATTGGCGACAAAAAAGCACGAAGTTCTATTCTAGTACCCGCCGCACGGGAAGCAATGAAGCCCGTGTTAACAATGGCGCAAATGAACGCGCCTAAAGATACTGGCGATTTATCTAGGACAATGCAAATTGAAGCCCGCCGCCCAACCAAGCGCGACATTCGTTCTAAATACATTACCGAAAACGATACGGTAATTGCTTTGGTAACAACTAAAGCGTTTAAGAAAAAACTTAAAAAAGAGTTTTACGAAAAAAATGCGGCATTGTACGAATCCGATATAGCGCAATACAAACGCAAATTAAAAGAAGCAAAGCGGCAAGAAGGCGTGTTATCGGATGCCCGTGCCATAGCACAAGAATTCGGCACGGCTAGAAATGGCGCACAACCGTTTTTACGCCCTGCTTTGGAATCCCAAGCCAATCAAACCGCCAAGCGGCTAGGGGAAATTTTAGCAAGGCGAATCAGTAAATATAGGATAAAAAATAAATGACAAAACTAAGTTCGGCATTTGGTGAAAAATACCAAGCAAAACGAAAAGACCTTTTAACCCGTTCGTTTGTATTGAATGGGCATACCTTTAAGGTTCGCATCCCTTTAATGATTGAATCGGATGCAATCTATAAAAAGGTTTCCAACCCCGATGAAGAAACGGTAGATAAAATTTACCAAGAAATCACCGCCCCATTGCGGCAGTTTGAAGGCAACCAAAACGAAGATTTTGAATTTACCGATACCGATATTTTGGTTGAAAAGCGTTCTATGCGCGAAGCCGCAAAAAACAAAGCCATTACCGAAGCCCGCATTACTGAATTCTTTAAGTTGTTAGTTCCTGAAATGGAAGGCGTAACACTTGAAGATTTGACCTACGCGGATATTGAAGAAGAATTCCCTATTGCCGTGCAAATGCTAATCGTAGAAAAGATTGGCGAAGTGATTAGCCCAACCTACAGGGAAGCGCGGGGAAACTAATAGGCTCGTTGAAAAGCCAATGCCTAGCCGCAATGATTTTCAACGGGCATACCCTAGAAACAATTGAAGAATTAGACGATGTAACTTTGGCAAACATTCAAACAATGTATGCCGATGGAATGATTGGGAATTATGGCGTTCTTACGCAAATAGCAACCCTGACAAACGGGGTATTTAACTATATGCGAACCGCAAATTCACCCGCATATAAACTAGCCAACATTTTGGGTAGTGCGTATGATTACATCTACCCGCCTTTATCTGCTGATAAGCAAAAGGCGGCAGTAAATGATAGCCTTTTAGCATTTATGCAACAGGCGCAAGGATTTGATAAAACATTGTTTGGGGTAAAAGATGGCTAATATGATTGCCCGCCTTGGTGTAGCCCTAGGCATAGATACCGCGGAATTTAATAGAGGTATTGATGCCGCGGGTAAAAAGTTAGAAAAGTTTAGCGAAGCCGCCGAAAAATTTGGCAAGATGGGCGCGGTTGCATTGGTTGCCGCTAGTGCCGCCGCACTTAGATATGCCGATGAACTAGCCGATGTAGCCGAAGCCAACGAAGTAGCCATAGGCACGGTTTTACAGTTATCAAATGCCCTTGCAAATTCAGGTGGTCAAGCCGACAACGCGGGCAAGATGCTATCCGCGTTTGCCAAGTTTATTGATGAAGCCGCGGGCGGTTCTGATAAAGCGCAAAAAACTGCGGCGGCTTTGGGTGTTACCTTAAAAGATTTAGGCAAACTTTCCCAAGAAGAATTGCTAAATAAGTTGGTTGCCAACTTAGCCCAAATTGAAGACCCGATTACGCGTAATGCCAAGGCAATGGAAATATTTTCCAAAGCCGCTAAAGGCGTTGATATGGTTGGATTTGCCGACCAAATGGCAAGGGCAAACCCGCTTATTCAAGAACAAGAAAAAGCAATTAAAGATGCCGCAGAAACTTATGATTTGTTAGCGCAAACATCGCGTAATGTAATGCTTACATTGGCTACGCAACTTGGGCCAGTTTTAAAAGCAAGCATTGATTACATGAAAGATTTGGCGGGTGAAACAAATCTGCTAGGCCCAATATTCAAAACGGTTTTTCAAACGATAGCAATATCTATTGCCGATGTTTCGTTTGTTTTAGGCGGCTTGCTTAGACAGATGCAATTAACTGCAACAATCTTTAAAAGTTTTATTCCATCTTATGATGATAAAGATTTTGAAAATGTATTTGGCAAAAAAGAAATAGCCGATATTATTGCGCGGCAAGACCTTGATAGGTTTGTAAATAAAGTAATGGGCGTTAGCGAATATGGCAATTCTATTGATGCGTTAAACAAAAAAGGCGGCGCAACAACACAGGCGGGAAGTGGCGGGCGTAAAGTTTCTGAATCTAAAGAAGCGGAACAAGCCCGAAAAAGACAAATGCAATTGTATGCACAAGGTGCGGCTAATGCACAAAAAGCCGCAGAAGAAGATGCAAAAGCACGGGCAGAATTTTTTGCAATGTACGACAAAGGAAATGCCGCGGTTGCTGAACGCCAAAGATTGATGGGCATTGCCCTTAATAATGAAAAAGAAATAATGCTACTTGAAATGAAATCGTCAAGTATGCGTCAAGAAGATTTTGCATTAGAACGCGAAAAATTGCAGATTCGGCAACAGTTAGCCGCAAATTTAGAAGAACTTGATAACCGTAGAGATTTAACCGCAACCGCCCGCGCAGAAGCGGAAGCCCGCGAAGTAGCATTAGCAGAAAAAGCATTGTCAATAGCGCATCAGCGTTATCAATTAACTTTGCAATCGCGCCAAGGTTCATACGAAGAAGGCTTTGCAAAAAGCGCAATGCGTTTTATTCGTGATATGCCAACCGAATTAGAACAAGGTGCAAAAGCATTTGATTCATTGATGGGCAACATGGAATCGGCTATTGACCGCTTTGTTAAAACAGGCAAGATTGGTTTTAAAGATTTGGCGCGTAGCATCATTCAAGATATGTTGGCAATGCAAATGAAAGCCGCGGCATCGGGTTTTTTAAGTTCTTTGTTTGGTTCTATGTTTGGCATGAAATCAAACCCTTACCAACCCGCCGCGGTGATGGGTTTTGCGGGGTATGCTGATGGTGGTAGCCCCGCCGTAGGACAACCCGCAATTGTTGGTGAACGTGGGCCTGAAATCTTTGTACCCCGCACCGCAGGGACAATTATTCCAAACCATGCGTTAGGCGGCATGGGAGGCACTACGATGGTTACAAACAACTACATTAACGCCATTGATACTAAATCGTTTGAAGAACGCCTATACGGTAGTTCTAACGCGATTTGGGCGGCAAATCAGTACGCCAATAAATCGTTGGCGGTGAATAGGGGTCGGGCATGAGTTTTCAAACCATCTTTGAAATACAACAATCAATGACGGTTAACAACCGCCGTATGGTTGGACAACAAGTAGCGCGTTCGGGTTATATCACCGTGGCGCAATATCTAACCGCCGTGCCTTGGGTGTTTACTATCCAACCCCATGCCTACCTTTACTATCCGCAAGTTCGGGATGTAATCCAAACCATTGATAACCTTGATAGGCAATTACCTGAATACATCACATTTACGGGTGCTAATCTTGGTTGGTTTACTGAAATGCGCGGCACGGCTACAACTGCTACGCTAAACGGTGCGCCCGTGGCTAATACGCAAACACTTGCTTTAACTTCTAACGGCACATTTAAAGCGGGCGATTTTATTATGGTTGGCGGTTATGTTTACAAAGTAACCGCAGATAGCGCGGGTTCATCAGTAAGCATCAATCGCCCTTTGATTGGAAACCCCGCATCAGGCGCAACGGTTTTGTTAGGCAATAATGTTTCATTCAATGTTGTTGCAGAATCATGCCCAACCTATACACTTAACCCAATGACGGATGGCGCATTTGTGCAATGGGATTCGCCGTTTGTTTTCCGTGAGTACATAACATGACAACAATTAACGCCGTAACTGGTTCACAAATCAACCATGCAGAATTTGTAAAACTTACCGTAGGCAATGCCGCAACGGTTTATACATTCTGCAACGCCGCCGCGCCTATTACGGTTGGCGGCATTACCTTTGCTAACCTTGGTGCGCTACTTAGTGTCGGTGATGTTCAGCGCGACATTAAGGCAACATCGGATGACATGACCATTCAATTGACGGGCATTGACCCAACCAATGTGGCATTGATTCTTAGTAGCGACATCAAAGGTTCATTGGTAGAAGTATGGCGCGGGTTCTTTGATTCAAACAACCAAATCATTACTACGCCTACAACACAATTTTTTAAACGCTACCAAGGCATCATCAATAGCGTTTCTATTACTGAAGATTTCAATACCGATGCTAGAACGCGTGTAGCAACTTGTTCTATTTCTTGTTCATCAATGCGGCGTGTTTTGGAAAACAGATTGTCGGGCGTTAAGACAAACCAAAACAACTGGCAATTTATTTATGCGGGCGATACATCAATGAATCGCGTTAGTGAAATTTCAAACACATTCTTTGATTTTGGTGCGCCGCCTAAAACACAAACACAAGCAAGCGAAACAACAGTTACATCGGATTATCAAAATTCAAAAGAACAACCATGATAAGACCCGCGACAAGATACGACATACCTAGATTGTTAGAAATTGTAGAGGCTTATGCTTATGAAAATCCAATTAAAAAACTTGGTGAACCGTGTAATCACTTTCCTAGGTATGTTGAAGAACTACTGTTTAGCATCATGCAAGGGCGTGGGTTCATTTATGTGGATTCGCATTTGCGCGGTGCGATTGTGGCTTATAAAAGTTCTAACATTTGGTCGCCCAAAGTAAAAGAATTAAACGAACTATTGTGGTGGGTAGAACCCGAACATCGCAATGGAACGGTTGGCGGTAGGCTTTGGAAGGCGTTTGATGAACGCGCAAAGGAAATGCTAAAAGCGGGCGATGTAGATTTTGTTTGCACTTCAATTTCTGCTAACGGGCCGTTGATTGATTACACGCGCAGGGGATACAAAGCCCTTGGCGCAACTTTCGTTAGGGAATAAAAAATGGTTGCAACTTTAATTGCGGGTTTAGAGGTAATTGGCTTTTCAACGGCAATGGCAACCTTTGCCGTTAACTTTGCCATTTCTTATGTTGTTACCCGTGCGTTTGCAGATAACCCTGAAAATCAGCAAGATATGGGCGTTAGGCAACAAGTACCGCCAAGCGCAGTAAACGCTATTCCTATTGTGTACGGCAATGCCTACATGGGCGGCACATTTGTTGATGCGGTTTTGACTACCGACCAAAAAACAATGTACTATGTTTTGGCTATTTCTAGCATTAGCCCTAATGGTCAATTTACATTTGATACCGCCGATATGTATTACGGCGACAGAAAAATTACTTTTGATGGTTCAGATTTAACTAAAGTTGTTAGCCTTACCGATGAAGCGGGAAATGTAGATACAAAGATTAGCGGCAACCTTTATATCAATCTTTATAAATCTACAACGGGTGGAACAATTACATCCGCAAATGGCGCATCAGCACCTAGCACGGTTATGGGCGGTTCTGATATTGTCGTTGGTCAGCGTTGGACAGGAACGCGGCAAATGAATGGTTTGGGCTTTGCCATTGTTAAACTAATTTACAACCGTGATGCCGATACTACACAACTGCAACCAATTACATTTAAAGTAGCGCACACACTAAACGGCACAGGCGTAGCCAAAGCGGGCGATGTTTGGTATGACTACATGACCAACGCGGTTTATGGCGGCGCGGTAGATGCGGCGTTTGTTAATAGCACAAGCGCAACCGCATTAAACGCGTATGGCGACCAAAATATTACATTTACTAATTCAAGCGGCAACCCTGCTACGCAACCGCGCTATCGTATTAACGGCGTATTAGATGCAGGGCAATCGGTTCTTTCCAATGTTGACCGCATCGTTTCCGCTTGCGATTCTTGGATGACCTATAACGCCGCATTGGGTCAATGGTCGGTAGTAATTAACAAAGCGGAATCTACCGCGTATGCGTTTAACGACAACAACATTATTGGCGAAATTCGCGTTAGTGCAACTGACATTACATCGTCAATTAACCAAGTTGAAGCGCGATTCCCGTTCAAAGAAAACCGCGACCAAGCCGCATTTGTAAACATTGAAACGCCTAGCGGTTTACTGTATCCCAACGAACCCGTTAACAAGTATTCAATTACTTATGATATGGTTAACGATTCGGTGCAAGCAAATTACCTTGCCAATCGTTTGTTAGAACAAGCGCGGGAAGATTTAATTGTTTCTTTCAGCACTACCTATTACGGCATCCAAGTTGATGCGGGCGATGTAGTTAGTGTTACCAATGCCGATTACGGTTGGAGTTCTAAACTATTCCGCGTAATGAAAGTTAACGAAGCATCTTTACTTGATGGTAATTTAGGTGCGCGTTTAGAACTAAGCGAATACAACGCACAAGTTTATGATGACCAAGATATTACGCAATTTACACCCGTGCCAAATTCGGGTTTATCTGCGCCTAGTTATTTTTCAGCATTAGCCGCACCTACTGTTACAGGATACCCAAGCGCAACAGTTCCTAATTTTAGCGTTACTGTTTTTGTTCCAGTTACAGGGCGTGTTACTTTTGCTAATTTGTTCTACACAACAAGCGCAAC